TGTGTGTAGTCTAGACCCGAAAAGAAGCCAGGTACGTAGTGCTTGACCGCTGATGAGTAGACACAGCACCATATATGCCCCGTTACGCTAATTGGTAGTGCGGATTCTCTCAAAAGGAGTTGGTTGTCTGTTCGAATCAGACACGGGGTACCAATCTGCTCCTATAGGTAAATGGTATACCAGCACTTTGGTAAAGTGCAATTACAAGTTCGATTCTTGTTAGGAGCACCAAACCAAAAAATAAATACTTTTTTAAAAAGGTATATTATGGAACATTTTTGGAAATCAGTTGGAGGGTGGTTTGATGACCTCGATGCACAATTCTATCAATCTGTGGTTGATAAAGCATCATCGGAACATTTACATTTTGTTGAAGTGGGTACATGGAAGGGTCGTTCTGCGGCTTACATGATGGTGGCGGTTATCAATGCCGGCAAAAATATTCGTTTTGATTGTGTAGATACCTGGTTAGGTGCTCCGGAGCATAGGGAAGGGTCAACTATTGCCGACGGCGTTTTTGTAGATGAGGATGTAGTAAAGGGTCGATTGTTTGAAGTTTTTACTGAAAATATGAAACCATTAGAAGGGCACTATAGAGCCGTGAGAATGGAGAGTGCTGCCGCTGCTGCCACATACGAAGATAATAGTTTAGATTTTGTATTCATTGACGCTGATCACACCTACGAGTCGATTACCCAAGATATAAAATCTTGGTTACCTAAAGTAAAATTTGGCGGTATTATTAGCGGGCATGACTACTGGTATCCGCCAGTTCACCGTGCCGTTCATGAATTATTGTCCGATATATCTAGCATGGGTGCATGTTGGTCGACTACAAAAAAGCCTTGACATAGCCGCAGAACGATGTTATACTATATGCATTGGGCTGATGCATGACACACCAGTAGAATTATACAAGGTAGTTTAAACTCGCTCATACGAGACAAGCCAGTGAGTCCTTCAGAAAGATAGCTGGTCTCTCGAAAATCTATAATGCCTTCGTACGCTAATTGGTAGTGCGGATAGTTTTAGAAACTGTTGGTTGGGGGTTCGAATCCGCCCGAAGGTACCAGTTATGGAAGATAGAAGTGTTGGACACTACGCAACTTGGAAAGTTGTTCGCTTTGGCAACAGGGCACGGTTCGATTCCGTTATCTTCCTCCAAATAGGTATTGACATTTGCAGTTAAATATGTATAATAATACATGCGGCTGTGAGTGGAATATAGCAGACCTCCCGCCTAACTCATAGTTAGGAATGGGGCCGGGGCAAAGACATAGTCATTTGCTTTTGCAGGTGCAACCCCTGCCAGCCGTACCAGTTTTTAAATACTTGTTGACAATGCACAATAAGTACTGTATAGTAAGAGATAGAAGGATAGTTGGCCGAGTGGTTAAGGCAACAGTTTAAAACATATTTGCTAAATAGATGTATGAAAACATCTAAAAAATATGATTGGAAAGAATTACAGGCAGCATATGATTCGGGACTCTCACAACGAGGATTACATGAAAAATATGGTGTTTCTACAAGAACAATTCACACCGCTGTAAAAAACGGAAACTTAGTTTGTAGAAATAAAAGTGATGCAGGAAACTTGCATAATTTAACTAAAGCGCCAGTTAGACATACTGAAGAGTTTAAAGTAAAACAGCGCGATAGAATTATTGCTAGATACGAAGCAGGATGGATGCCAAAGGCAGGTAGATGCAAAAAATATAAGTATGTTTCTCCTATTGCTGGAGAAGTTTATTTAGATGGCACTTGGGAATTAGCAGTTGCCAAATGGTTAGATGAAAAACAATATGACTGGAAACGGAATACTAAAAGATTTCAATACACAAATTTAAAAGGAACAATAAGTCATTATGTTCCAGATTTTTGGGTAGAAGAATTAACTAGTTATGTAGAAGTTAAAGGTTATGAAACTGATCTAGATCGATGCAAGTGGTCACAATTTAAAGAACCGTTAGTAGTTTGGAAGAAAAAAGAACTAACGGAGATGAAGTTAATCTAGTGAGTTGGATGAGAGGTTTAAATCAGCACCCTGCTAAGGTGCCGTTCGTAGTAATACGGGCCGTGGGTTCAAATCCCACACTCACTGCCAAATAATTTATAAAGAGAACAAATGAAACCTAGTAAGACTTTCAAAATGCGTAGTACAACAAAGACCTTGATGGGATCAATCGCAGATCCAGTGCAACGTAATCAATTCAAGAATATGATGATCCAAGCACAATTGGCAAGTGAAGTTGTTGTTAAACGTGAACCACGTAATGATAACAAACCTCGTGGTAATGCAGGTTATGTAACAAATGATACTGGCACTGCCAGTACTTCATCAGAAGAATAAAGAATATTGGCATATAGCTCAGTTGGTAGTCAGCAACGGACTGTTAATCCGTAGGTCCCTGGTTCGAGCCCAGTCTGAGGAGCCCTTGGAGACTTAGTCTAAGTCTCGAACTTTGATAAATAATTGTATGATATATTATACAATTTACAAAGTTACAAATAAGATTAATGGCAAGATCTATATAGGATCACATAAGACCAAGAATCTTAATGACAATTATATGGGTTCAGGTAAGTATCTGAAATACGCACAAGAAAAGTATGGTTTAGAAAACTTTACTAAAGAAATATTGTTTGTGTTTGATACCCCTGAACAAATGTACAAGAAAGAAGCCGAAATAGTGAATGATGATTTTCTTGCAGAGGAAAATACTTATAATCTTAAAACAGGCGGCTTTGGTGGATTTGATTATATAAATGCAACTGGAAAGAACTTATACGGTAATAACGGCAAAACTGCTAACGTACAAGATGATCTTGCTAGAGGTAGGCAAACAAAAAAGAATCTTAAAATAGCAAATCCGGAATATGCTAGACGAATAAATGAAAAGATATCAAATTCTTTGAAAGGCCATCCTGGCACGTTTAACGGTAGACAACATACAGCAGAAACGAAAAAAGTTATAGGAGAGAAATCTTCTATCCATCAAACAGGTAATAAGAATTCACAGTTTGGTACCTGTTGGGTTACACATAGTGAGTTAGGCAACAAAAAGATACATAAAGAAGATCTTGACAAATTTTTAGTATTAGGTTATACTAAAGGTAGACGGATAAAACAAATCGCTCTTATATGTAAATGGCATACAACTACTTTGGTATAGTAGTATTTCAGGTTCGATTCCTGGTGAGAGCACCATAAGTAAACATATGAACAAATTTACAGACTTTCCAGAACAACCTAGACAAATGACCAATGACGAAGGTGAAGGTTACTTTGACAACATGGTCCGTCAAATTAATGATTTCAAACCTAATGAGATCATTGCTGTGGCACGTAGCGGATTTAGTTATGCTATGTGGACCGCACAAATTCTTAAATTGCCACTAGGTGCATATTGGTCAGAACGTGGTGAACTAATCACAGGCAGTGATCCAGAACGTGTTGTGTTTGTTGATGACAATATTTTGTCAGGTACAACATACAAGGACACTGAACTGTTTATGCAACGTTACTATCCCAACACTGAATGGCGTTGGGCTGTGTTGTTTAGTGATTGGCTTACTCCAGAACCAGTTCGCAATCAAATTATCCAAGGTGTTCGCTTGCCATACTTTGCTGAAGAACCCATGTGGGGCAGTAAGAAAGTAAGTGCCGATTACGGAGTACGTTTCAGAGATGAGTAAAATTGCTTTTGACTTGGATGGTGTATTAGTTCCAGACTATCACCATATTCCCAACTTGACAATGCAAGAGTTTTATCTGCAAACTTTGTATGCAAAACCCCTGTTTAATCCAGTTGGTGAATTTGATATTGTAACTGCACGTTCGTCAGAATATAGATCTGTTACTGAACAGTGGGTCACACAGTTATCTACAAGACCAAAAACTATTATAATGAAGTCAGATGCAAATGAAACTGCCGCTGAATTTAAGTATCGTGTCTGTGTAGAACAAGGTTACACATTGTATATTGAAAGTGATCCAGATATTGTTGAGAAAATGCGTAACTTAATGTATGCTCACAGTTTTTATTGTGAAGTGGTACATTTTGGTGGATACTTGGTAAGCAGTTTGAAATGACTCCGTACAATAATTTAGTACATTATATTTGGGTAGGTGAAAATCCTATTCCTGAACAATTTTTATTAAATTATCAAAATACAATTCTACACAATCCCACATATAACTTTATGTTGTGGCGTGATAAAGATATAATAGCTAACGATAGTGAATATGCTGAATTATATCAATCTAGTACAATATTTCACAAACTACAAATAGCACGTTATACCATAATGCATAAGTTTGGTGGAGTATATACAGATTTTGACATCAACTGGAAGATCAGTTTTGATCAAGTATATGAAATGTTTGACGATACTGTAAATGTTGTTTTGCCCAAACGTAATAGTTTGCATTTTTATAATCGTGGAATGAAGACCACGTTGATAGATGATTTTGTAATGTTTACCAAACCCAGCATAATGAAACAATATCTCCTATATTGTAATCAACGTACAGAACGCAAGGACACTGAAACAGAACCATTTAGTGTATATGCATTAACAGAGTGGTTGTTAACACAAACAAACGTGGAGTTCTTAACTCATCAACAGATTGGACCACATGAAGATAGTACAGTAGCCGTACACACAAACAAGAAAACTTGGAGAAATGTTTCTTAAGGCTCTTGACAAACAAGCAACAAGCTGTTATAATAACTACATAGCAGCAAACGATAGAGTTGATTGTTAACAAGTTCTTTAAAAAGTTAAAGTAACTGACCAAGAGCTATTGACAGCATATGCAAAATGTAGTAATATACGTCAAGCATTATTAGAAGTAGGTCTTGCTGCTAAAGGCGGAAACTATGAGAGAATGAAAAGATTAATTGCTCCGATGGTGGAATAGGTAGACACAACAGACTTGAGAGTAAAATTTGAGTGCCCTAGTGGAAATGCTAGGAGTAGAATTCGTCAAATTCGGTGAAGGCTTTGAAATGCTAATACCGAGCCAAGCTCAGTGAGAAATCACTTTGAAGGTGTAGAGACTAGACGGCGAACATCTAACGCAGCAATGCTATGATGAAGGTATAGTCCAGACCACAAAACTGTAAAGGTAGCGAAAGCTATAGTGGTAAGAAAATCTGTCGCCGAAAGGCATCCCGGTTCGAGTCCGGGTCGGAGCACCATATTAAAACATACTTACCCGACGCCCTCTTGGAATGGGAGATAGTGTCCAAAGCACTGAAGGAAGGTTTAAGAGTGTGTTTTAATATGGTTTGAAATTTGTCCCGTTCATCTAGAGGCCTAGGATAGTACCCTTTCACGGTATTTACAGCGGTTCGAATCCGCTACGGGACGCCAAATTAACA